AGCCGCAAGCTGGCAAGAAGACCTGTGTGCGCCGATGGCGAGATGCTGATAGATCGCCTCAGTCATCTCGATCGATAGCTGCGAACCATAGCGAACATTGAGAGCGGCCAAAGCATCGCCGAGGCCCGTCACACCCAAGCCTGTCCGTCGTCCGTTAAGACCTGCTGCGCGGATTTTGGTCCACAGATCTCTCTCGATCCTCTTCACAGCTTCAGGTTGTGGGTCTTTCTCGATCTTTTCAAGGATTCGATCAACGCACTCAACTTCAAGATCGACAAGATCATCCATTAGCCGCTGTGCTTTTCCGACAGTGGCAGTGAAGCTGTCGTAATCGAACTTCGCGTTGGACGTGAACGGATTCAGGACGAAAGAGGTGAGATTGACCACCATGAGACGACAGGAGTCGTATGGGCTGAGTGGTATCTCGCCACAGGGATTCGTGGAGATTGTCTTGTAACCTACATCCCTGTAGTTATCTACAATTCCTTCGTTGACCACGGTGTCCCAGAAAAGCGCACCGGGCTCTGCTGAGGCCCAGGCTGCGTCTACGAACTTGTCCCAGACCTGCTTCGCATCGACCATCTTCACAATCTCAGCATCTTCTGGATGTGCCTCAACTGGCCAGCGGAGGCAAAATCCCGTGTTGCTCTCCACAGCCTGCATGAACTCGTCTGTGAAGCGGATGGAGATGTTGGCACCCGTCACCTTCTTCAGGTCACGCTTGATGTCAATGAAGGTCTCGATCTCGGGATGGCGACAGTCGATTGTGAGCATGAGCGCGCCACGACGTCCGCCCTGGGCAACCTCACGGGTGGAGTTGCTGAACCTCTCCATGAACACGCCGATGCCGTCGGTGGTACGAGCGGCGTTGGTGGTGGCCTGGCCCTTGGGGCGAATATTTGACACATCCATGCCCACGCCGCCGCGACGCTTCATGATCTGGACCTGCTCCTGGTCAGCAAATAGAATGCCACCGTAAGAGTCATGGGGCTGATCGATGACGAAGCAGTTTGACAGAGACTGTAGCTGGTGTAGGTTGCCAATGCCTGAGAGTGGAGAGCCTTGTGGGACGACTTTCTTGAAACCATCCAGCAACCCGAAGATCTCGTCTTCAGACATGGGGTTCGGGTAATTAGCTTCAATGCGTGCAAATTCTTTTGCAAGACGTCGAAACGTGTCTGTCGGCAGCGTCTCAATACGCTTACCATCAACATCTCGTAGCGCGTACTTGTTGAAGACATCTGCTGCCAGATCATCTCCTCCAAAATACTCGACAACTTTATCATTCAAAGACATAGTGAAACTCCTCGCTTACAATAACTCGCATTCATTTACCGTTAATCTCTTCCCACTTCTCTTTGAGAAGCTTCTTCATGCTTGATCCGTCAGCTTTGACGACGTCATCGACTGTCATCTCGTTTGTGTCCATTAGTCTGAATTTAGACATAGACGTGTCAATTTGCATTGGGTAAAGCATGCCATCGCGACCTGCTCGATTTTTGGCAACGAAAATTCGGCCGGCACCTGTTGCTTTCTCATTAGGCTTTCGAGAGATTGAAAGCACGACGTCAGCGACCATTGCCTTGCCGTATGCCTCAGACATATTCTCGAGACCAACAATTTCTGAGTTGGACGCGTCGCGATTTGCCTGCGATGCCGTCCAGATTGGAACATTAAGATCCATCGCCATATTACGTAGCTCCTCATAGACGAGCTTCAATTCGTGTCGAAGTGAATCAAATTTGCGTGATGATTTCATGATGTCTGCGTAGTCGATCACAATGACACTAGGCACGAACGATTTAAGCAGTAGCTTCTCAATGTGATTTCGAAGTGTCTGCACAGAAGGAGTGCCCGTCGGGTATTCCTTAATAATTAGGCGACCGAGATTGTTGTTCTTGTAGAAATCAATGACTTCCTCTTTGCGATCGATCACGTCGCTGCTTGGAATGCTGCAAAGATTAGAGTCATAACGAAGACCAACAGCTGTTTCAGATAGCTCAAAGGTATAATGAACGACATTTTTACCGGCACGCAATGCCTCCGCGCCCATTTGAACAAGAAAGTGTGAGTTATGTGACAATAACCCGTTCGTCATGTAAGAATGTGCAATTGAGACCTGCATGTCAAATAGTGTCTGCTGATCTCTACATTTCTCAATTGAGACGATCTTGGGAGATGTGTTATGAGAGATAAGTGTATCACCAATATGAAGATCTTTTAGATAGACCCAATCTTTTCTTGTGCCCGACATCATCAGATGCTCTTCGGCGGCTTCAAGCTCACGTCCGTCATCTGTTTTTACAAGAAGTGTGTCAAGTGGTGCAGTCGTTCTAAAACCTTCAATAGGGTAGAAAGTGTCAAATGACAATACTTCTATGGGCCAGCTGTTTGGTGTCTCACACGCACTTTCTGTCTGGAGTGACAATGAAGAAAATAGATCAACAATCTTGACTTTTTCGATGCAATCTACGTGCTGTATCTGCAGCATCTTGAACTCTCTTTATTTGTAGTTGTGGGGATGCGTTCCAGTCTGCTTCCCATATTACTAATACATCATAACCTGCATTTGCAAGATTAACAAATTTTGTATTGTCTCTATTCCACCGCTCATAGGCGTAGAGTTTAATCCGCTTGTTATAGTCATTTTTTTCAAATCTTGCTGGATTGCAATGCCATAGATCACCAAAATATTCGATGACAAGCTTGATATCATCAATCACAAGATCGACATTATACCTTCCGATACCGACATTCTGTCGAACAGAATAACCTAGCTGGGCAACTTGATTTGCGATTTCATCTTCTGCTTTAGCGCGATTTTTTTGTGTTTTAGGTGTATTCTTTGCTATTTTTTCAAGTGAAGAAGGTGTATGTTGCTTACCAAACATTGGGTGCTTTTCTTTGACGCGCCCGAAACACGGTGTAAGCAGACGAGCTTCTTCTTTTGACACATTGTGACGCTTTGAAATAGATTCAAGCGACATAGGATTATTTGTGCCCTTTGAGCGCAATGAATATTTTTCACGCGTCGCATCGTTGTCACCCTTTTCTGCCTGCGATTTTTGAAATAGAGCTACTTTTTCAACAGCTTCTTCACTTGTGTAACCTTTTCTGGTCCAGTGCTTTATTTCAGAAGGATATGAACGCCATTCTTTGAATCTTTGAAGCGCATCAGGATCTTCAAGGCGTTGTTTTCCTATATCACTAAGCTTTTTACGCTGCTCATCTTTCATAATTTGCAATTTTTCATCTGGGTATTGCGTCCGATATTCAGAAGTCGTCATTTTATGACGCTTGGTGATATGACTAATAATTGAATAGTCGGATGCAAACCCGCAGATTTTGCATTCTAACTTAGGCAAGCTCGTCTGACTCGATAACGTCTCTTGCGTAGACAAGACCTCGCTTTGTTCTAACTTTATCCCATGCTTTGTATCTTGTGCCATTGATAACGATCTCCATAGTCCTGATCGTTATATATGCGTCACCCGATGTGCATTTACCAACACCTGTCGGTGCGATGATCACACCAAGCTCGCCTCGCCCGAGCCCACCATTTAGCACATCTTGAGCATCGATAAGCGGCAATCCAGTTGGGCATGTTAGACGACGCGTCCTGATAAATCTCGCCTCTGTGTCCTCAAAGAAATCATGACCGATTGCTGCAGGTGTGCCTGCAGAAAGCGCATTCTTCATGAGATCCATGACAGAATCGAGATTATCTGTTGCGATCATCTCGACGGCTTTCTCAAGCGCCTCCTTCATTGCCTGCTTTTTGCAGAAGTCAAGTGTCTTATCTTTGACGTACTGCACATCGCCCATGTCAGGATTAACGCGGATGCGTTGTAGATACTCAACGATCTGGTCGCGAAGGACAACATCCTTGCCCTCTTTGAGATCGTCACGAATGATGGTGACGAGAAGAGATAGCGTTGGAAAGTCTTTATATTTCTGATAGTAATCGAAGTAGCGCTGCGTCAAGTATTGCAGATACTTGAGCTCAAAGAAAGTGGGCGACATGATCTCGATCATCTGTGTTGCCCAGGTCCTGTCTGTCAAGAGCCCTTGAAAGATTTTTTCTTGGAACTGCTTGCCATACTGCTTAAAATACGGATCGTGCATGTTAACTCGTTTGAATGTGAGACAATGCTAGGAAGAATTGGTCGACGTTGAAGGTTTGTATGCCCTCGTTGAGTAGGGCCCGTATAAACTCAATCTTATTACGTGAGGGCTTAAAATTATCACAGATGCCGTTAATTCGCTCAATCTGGTAAGCTGCAAGGTTTGCTGTGTCTAGCAAGACAAGAGATAAATTACGCTGAATGAGCACTGCATTGTCTGAAATATTCTTGTATGCTTGAACTTTAGAGCCTGCTTCAACTTTGGCTTTTGATTCTGACAAAAGCTCTTCTAAAGTTACTTCTTTATCACTTGCCAGATTTGGAAAACGCTTGGCAAGCGTCTTGAAGCCGACACCGTCCACTCCTGGTATGTTGTCTGAGTCATCACCACACACTGCTTTAGACAGCGCAAAATTGACGGGATGCACGCCAAAGCGCTCAATGACTTCTTGTTCCTGGATTAACTTCTTCCAGGTAGGTGAGTAGATAATCGACCCTTCAGAGATAAGCTGGTAATAATCTTTATCTGCTGATAAGATTATCTTCAGCGCATCTTTGAAGTGATAGCGTGACATATAACCGATCACATCATCAGCTTCGCAATCGGGAACATAGATCTGGCAGATAGGCGTCAGCTTCAATAACTTAACAAGCGTCTTGATCTGGTTGTCGCGATCTGACACAGTTGCAGGTATGTCGTTCTCGTAGAAGCGATTAAGACGCTCCGGGCGTCGATGACTTTTATAATCTTTGTAAATTGCGCGTCTTCTCGGTGAACCGCCGCCTTCCCAGATGACATAGACAGGGTGCGGCTTGTATTTCTCAACAATTCTTTTCAGATCCAGCAAGAAACCAACAATCCCGCCAACGTGTTGACCGTCTTTACCCATTGCTGGGTGGGCGACGAAGTGCCTCAGATACAGGCCCATCGCGTCCACCAACAGCACGGTTTGCGATCTGCTCAGATCACTCATTTTCCTCATCGCCAACGGCAACGAGATCAGCATCATCGCGTGTTCTCACCATGACGGCATCGATCAGATCCTCAAGATAATCCTTGTATTGCGGGTCTTTTAGCATGTCACCGAAGTCAGTCTTGTGGAACTTCTTCTCGATAAGCGTCGTCCCACTTGTGACGTTGGTCACCGTGAAAACTTTCCAAGCGGTCGTGCCAGACACGCAGATGATATTGTCGCCGATCTGACGCTCGCCTGCCTCTCGAAGCACATCAAAAATCTCTTCGTGCTCGACGATGCCCTTGCCAAAGTGGATCTGGAAGTTTGCAGTTCGAAACGGAGGTGACACCTTGTTCTTGATTGTTTTCGCAGAGACATTAATGCCGATGACGTCGTCATTCTTGTTTTTGATCTGCTGACCTGCACCTAACTTCAGACGCACTGACGCGTGAAATGGAATTGCCATTCCGCCTGGGACTGTGGTCGGGTCACCATGAAGCACGCCGATCTTTGTTCGAATCTGGTTCAGGCAGATCATTAGCACATTCTGATCACCGATGACACCCGTGATCTTACGCATGCCCTTAGAGATTGCACGAGCCTGGAGGCCGATCGTCTCCTTGTCGTAGTCACCCAGCAGCTCTGCCTTGGGTGATGATGCAGCAACCGAGTCCCAGATGATGGTGATCGGAACATCTTTCTGCATCGCCTTTGCCTTCAGGATCGTCTTCTCTGCAGTGTCAAACACATCTTCCGTGCAGTGCGTGTCGACGTAGACGAATCGCTTAGTGACATCAACACCCAGTGCCTGCAAATTCTCCACAGATGTTGCATTCTCTGTGTCGATGTATACCGCGATGCCACCCATCTGCTGGGTCGAGCGTGCGATCTGTGTGGCAATGTGCGACTTACCGATTGACGGCGGGCCGAAGATCTCAATGATTCGACCGACGGGTAACCCGCCATTTTTGCGGTTGGAGATGATGTAATCAAGCAGCGTGGAGCCAGTTGACACCCAGCTTTTCACGTGCGTGGGTGACTCGTCCTCTGCA